CATCGCGCAACACGCCGTCGCCCGAATCGGCGAGCAGATACCAAACGCCCAACGCCATAAACGACACTTTCAGGCTGCCCGCGGCGGGGGCGGGTGTCAGCAGCGGCGCAAACGCCGTGCCTTGGTTGGTCTCTTTGATTTCAACCGCAAAGGCAAACCGCGCCGCCGATGATTTGGCGGCAGGGATGGCGGAAACGGTATAAGTCCCGCTTGGAATGCCGCTCAGACGGCCTTTTTCATAATCGGCTTGGATGATGTTGTCGCCGGAGACCAACTGCCCCTGTGCATTGTCTTTGTAGTTGCCGATTTTGATGCTGCCCGGCAAAAGCGAATGGGGCATCGTCAGCGTACCGCCCGATACATACCCGCTAAACACCTGTTTTTCAGGCGCGGCAGCCACCCACATATCGCCCCCGACGGGATATTGGTCGGCATATGGTGTCTCTACTGTCGACGTAGGAACCAGCTTTTCGTAGATGCTGGCTACCGTCAGCGATGCGTCGCCCGCCTTGAGGTCGTCTGAAACGGGTTTGACGCCGTAATAGCTGGCCGAATCGGCGACCTGCGTTTCCAAAATTTTGACCTTGCTGCCCGCATAGCCCTCGACGGGGTAGTCCACACCATCGAAATCGCGCGTCAGCGGGTTGGTCGTCTCCATTTTGACGACGCGGCGGCGGATTTCTTTGGTCTGCCCGCTCGGCAGGGGAATTTCAAACGTCCGCATTTCGTGCGTCAGGTTTGCGATGCGGAAATATTCGGTAATGCGTTCGGTCTTGGCATTGGTTTTGTCCTCATATTGCAGACAGTACCGCTCGCCCACTTTAGGCAGCGGGGCTTCTTCGCGCTGATATGCCTGCACAAGGCGCACGCCCGCCAAATGCCGCCCCATCAGCGTCATGCGGCTCTCCACCGTCGGCACGGAATACGCTTCAATTCGCGGCATAATGTCTGCGCGGCTCTCGCCGTAGTTTCGCGCTTTGAACGCCAAGAAAGACACGTTTTCAGAAGTCGGCGGCTCGGTAATGACGAAATGCCCGCCATAGAGCGGCTCGGAATCATTACGCAATACGGCGGGGTAGAGCAGGCGCGCGTCCAGGCTGCCCATCGTGCGGTCAACGTCCGAGACGGGCGGGAATATCTCGTTATCCTCGCCCGTCAGCGGCTGCCCCACCATCAACCCGCCGCCGTCAGGCGTGTCGGTCATGCGCTGGCTGGGGTAAATCTGCAAATCCTGTTGCGTCAGGCGCGTTGTCTTTTCCATGTTTGAAACCTTTTTAAATCCTGTTTAAACCTGCTTTCAGACGACCTTAAAACGTCATCAGGCAGAGTTTGGCGGTGTATCGCTCGCTGTCCGCCTCGGGCGTCGAGTACCGCACCGGCTCAACGTTGCCCAAAGCCGCATCATGCGTGCGCCAAATGACATTAAATTCGCGCCCGTCATAATGGGACAACGTCATTTCCAATTCGGGGACGTCCGTCCAATCGCGCAAAGTACGCAAAGACCCCAAGTCCAGCCATACCCAATCGCCCGACAGCGTAATCGGGCGACCGTTTGCCTTGATGCCCTGCTGGACGACCAGCCCGCCCGACAGCGTACGCTGCGGCGCAGCCTGCGCCACCTTGTTCCAACCAAATTCATCTTCCCAGCGCATATCCTGCGGCAGGCGGACGGTTGCGCCGGTGTCCTTGCGCTTTAAAATCCAATCGGCCATTTCAGACGACCTTTGCCTAAATATAAAACCCCATTAAAGCAAAAGCCCCGAAAATCGGGGCTTGGCATGGTTGCAGTCGGGTTTGTATTTACTGCCTGGATTAAGTCGTCCGCTTTAACGAGTTTTCCAGTTGCGTCATCAGGCTGCCGACTGCTTTGTTGGCGACTGCCTCGTCGCGCTGCGCCAAAATGCGGTTAAGCTCGTCTGTATTGACGTTGACCTGCGGATTGCCGATTTGCTGCAACTGACGCGCCACATTGTTGCTGCCGCTTGCCGTGTTTTGGCTGCGGGCGCGTTCCTGCGCGGCAGATTCGGCGCGTTTGTTGCGCTGGCGGTCGTAAATCTGCTGTTGCAGCTCGATTTGACGCTGGTATTCGCGGGCGATGTCTCCCTGTCCCAGTTGCTTGGCACTTGCCAGCTTTTGGTTCAGCTCGCGCAGCTTTTTCTCCTGCTGCAAAGCGTAGCCCGCCTCGGCGTTGCCGTTGAGTTCGGCAAGCTCTGCCTCAAGGGCGCGCGTCGCGTCGCTTGCCTCTTGTCGCAGCGCATTCAGACGACGTTGCGCGTCGGCAATCGCATTACGAAACTTGGTCAGCTCGGTATTGCCCAGCTTGTCGGCGGCACTGGCGGCCGCACTGGCGGCATCGTTCAACACGCCCTGCGTCAACGCACCCTGCGCCGTCGCATCGCTCAAACGCTGCATGGCGGAGTTGGCAAGGTAAATCTGCTGGGTGTAGTCCTTCATGCGCCCGATTTGCAGCGTCGCCTCCATGCCGATTTTGACACCCCTGAATTTTTGGTTCATCAATTCGAGCTGTTCGTTATTAAACTTGACGTAGCCGCCCGTCTGACTGAGCCGGTAGCCGTAGTCGGTAACGGCTTTGGCGGCTTTTTCGGTCGCTGCCGCCGCCTTTTCCGCGCTGGCCGCCGCCTCGTCGTTTGCTTTGACCACCTTGCCGACAGACTGGGCATGACCTTCCGCCGCCTGTGCGCCTTTATTGTGGGCGTTTTTGGCAGCCTCGCCCGCCTGCGCTGCCGTATCGTTCAGCCCTTGATAGGCGGCTTTGGCTTTTTCCGCACCGCCTGACGCCGCATCACCCAAACGGGCAAGCTGCTCCTGTGTCAACAATGCCGCGTCGCCGCTGGCTTTGAGCTGGTTTTGGAACTCGGCAAATTCCTCTTTGCTTTTGAGTTTGCCCATCATCTGCTCAAACGCCGCCTGCATCAGTTTGGCATCTTTTTGACCGGCTTCCGCCGCCTGTTCGGACGCGTCCTTAAAGTCGGCAAACGCCTGACGTGCGTCGCTGCTGATACCCGTCATCACGGCTTTGCTGTCCACGCCGATTTTGGCAAAGGCGTCGGCAACCTTGTCAGACGCGACGGGCGCGGCATCGCCGATTTTTTTGATTTCCTCGGCGGTCATGCCTGCCTGTTTGCCCGCGTCCTCCAAGGCGGCTTTCAGTTTTTCGACCGCTTCGGGGCTGTCCATCTGCTTTAATGCCGCCTGAAACAAGCGCGACATCTGCTCGGCATCGTTGCCGAACTTGGCGGCGGCGGTGGAAAAGTTGGCAATCCCTTCCGCCGCTTTTTTGCTCATGCCGGTGGTTACTTCTTCAGCCGTCAGCCCCAAAGATTCGAGGGCTTTCTGCGCTTCGGCAAGTTCGCCCGTGTCCGCGCTGATTTTGATGTTTTTCTTATCCAGCTCGGCTTTCAGTTCGGCGGTTTTATCGCGCACGTTTTCCAGTTTGATTGCCAGCTCGCTGTAAAAGTCGCCGTTTTCGCGCCCGTCGGCACGCAAGGCGGCCATACTGCGCTCCAACGCCGCCTGCTCGGCAGCGGAAGCACGATATTCGGCTTGCAGGGCTTTGACGGCGGCGGCCTCTTCTTCGGCGGCTTTGGCTTTGGCGGCAGCGGCTTTTTCGGCGGCTTCTTGTGCCTTTTTATCTGCTTCGGCCAACTCGCGCTTGATTTGGGCTTCGGTTTTGAAATGTTCGCGGTATTTGTCCAGTCCGCCCGTAGTAAACAGGCTGTCTATGATGGCAGGGATACGGGCAAGGTTGTCTCCGAAAAGTTTTGCCCAACCGGTGTTTTCACGCAACCAAGAGCCGACTGCCTGCCCCGCTTCAAATGCCACAAACAACAATCCCGCATTGGCCGCTGCCAGTTTAAGGTTTTGCGCCAACACACCCGCGGCAGCCGCTCCGTTGCCGAAGCCGTTACCTGCGGCGGCAGATTTGAGCGCGACGCCCAGCTCTCGGGCAGCGGCAGTGGTCGTCAGGATGGATGCCTTGGTTGCTTCAATCCCGACGCGCTGGGTCGCAAACGATGCCGATACTGCACCTCCAGTCAGACGGACAGCCGCCTCATAAGCCTTGACGGCAACCGCGCCCGCCGCAAACAGCGCGGCAAGCTGCGTCAAAACGGGAAATTCTTCGGTAATTGCGCCGACCGCACCGGCCACGCCGCCCACCGTACTCGCCAACAAAGACACCAAAGGCAGCAGCTTTTCTCCGACCTCGATGGCAACGTTGATGATTTCCTGCTTGGCTTTGTTGATTTGCGCCTCGCTGGTGGACATGGCGTTTGCCACTTCTTTTTGCATCGCGCCGACGACCTGTCCCTTGTCGGCGACCAAACCCAAAGCCTTTTCATATTCGCCGAGCGAGCCGACCAGAAGCGCGATGTCGTCGCTGTATTCCGTGCCAAAGAGTTGCGAGAGCGTCAGGGCGCGGCTTTGTTTGTCCAAGCCTTCGAGCTGATGCAAAAACTCGGTCAACGCTTGTTGCGGGTTCGCAGCGATGTTTGCCGCCATCTCGTCGGCGGACGTACCGATAGATGCAAGTGCGTCTTGGAAACCCTTGCCCTGACTTTGCGCGGTTTGCAGTTTTTGCAACAGCGCATTGATGGCGGTCGCCGCCACTTCGGGCGGTTTGCCCAAAGCGATAAAGGCGTCGGCAAGCGCGGCGGCTTCGTCTGCGGCCAAGCCGAACTGCTTGGCCGTACCGCCGATACGCGCCATCGCCGCAACAATGTCTTTTTCACGGGCAGCGGTATTGTTGCCCAAAACGTTGATGGCATCGCCGAGCTTCTCGACCTCACCGATTGGGAGCTGGAACACGTTGGCAATCGTCGCGGCGGCATTGCCTGCCTCTTCAGCGCTCATCCCAAAGGCAACCGACATCTTGGACGCGATGGCGGTAAATTCCGACAACTTCTCAATCGGGATGCCGAGCTGTCCGCCCGCTGCGGCAAGATCCGCCATTTCGGCGGCGGAAATGCCCAATTCGGCGCCCATTTTTTTCAGCTCGTCTGAAAGTTGGGCGTACTGCTCGTCCGTGCCTTCGGCGACTTTTTTCACGCCCGCCATCGCAGTTTCAAACTTCATCGCCTCGCGGGTGGCAAACGCCAAGCCGCCCGCACCACCGACCAAGCCCTGAATCTCCGAAGCGACCTCGGTAATAGACGGCTTCATGCCTTTCAGGCTGGCTTCAAGCTCGCGCACCCTGCCTTCCTGAAGCTGCGCCGCCCGCGCCAATTCCTCATGCGAGAGCGTGCCGCTGTCTTTGAGCAGCTCGTAAGCGTCTTTGGTCTTTTGAATTTCCTGCCGCGCCTTATCGTCGGTATCGATGCCGAGCTGGATTTTGGCATCGGCAATCGCCTTTAGGGTTTGCGCTTCGGCGGTCAGACGGTCGAGCTGCGCCGTTGCGGCGGCGGATTCTGACGACAGGCGCGCCTCTTCTGCGGCAAGGTTTTTGACGGATACGCCCGACACCGACATCGCATCGCGGGCGGCATACAGCTTGCCTGTCAGCTCGGTTTCGCTTTTTGCCAGGCGTTCGGATTCGGCGCGAAGTTTCGCCAAATCGGCCCGCTGTTGCTGCGTACCGCCGTCGCGCATGGATTTCTCAAGCGTCGCGGTCAATTCGTCCAGCGCGCGCATTTCTTTGGCGGTGTTGTCCAATTCCGCCGACAACGCCTTATATTCTGCAATTGCCGCCTGTTGCGCTTGTGCTTTAGCCAGCGTTGCGCCCAGCTCTTTCGCTTCGGTGGTCAGCTTGCCCGTATCGATGCCCGCCGCCTCGATGGACTGCGCCAGCGCGTCGATGTTTTCGGCACCGGACACGCCCGCCTTAATCTCTAAACCTGCTTGAATATTCGCCATTATTTTGATACCTTTGCTATTTAAAATAAATAATCTTACTTACAGTCAGCATATGAAACATTTGCAACCCTACTACAAACAGGCAATCCGCCAGATTCTTTCAGAAAACAGATTGTCCGCACTGTTTGATGTCGACCAAATTTATGACGCACTGTGCACCTTTCCTACTCCCCAAACTGCAGCAGACCATATCTGCACGCTTCGGAATAACGAAAATTTCACATGGAAGAAATTGGAAAAATGCCAAGAAATAGCCCGTAAGGAAGGGTGGAGAAAATTTGAAACACCAAATCCTAGAAATAAGTACCGAATCCTTTTACAGGCTGCTTCTTCGCGGGCATCAAACCTTAGAATTGCAGCAGAAGCCAAAGTCAAATTGACGAGAAACCTTAGCTGGGAAACATACGTTTCGCAGGCAGACTTGATCGATGAAAAAATGCTTGTTCTATTTTCCGAACATTACAAACTCCCAAAGCTACCTCCATTTTTCCCGTGCGACTTATCCATACTTTCTACACGAATGGTTCGAAAATCATGAAAACCCTCGCTCTAACCATACTTTTCGCCGTCGGCGCATTCTTCGGTTTCGCCGCGCTGTATCTCGGTTTCGATATGTTGGCGCACATCCGCGACATGAAACTGCTGGAATTTTTCGCCTTTATGGCCGTCAGCGGATACCTGATTAAATCAGCCCTGTATCGGTTCTAATCTGTTTTAAAACCCGTTTAAAAAAAGGTCGTCTGAAACTCCACGCCGCTGCGCCTACACGCAGAAGCCCGTTTCAGACGACCTTTTTGCCGTTTATCGGACGACCAGACCGGCGAACCCGCCAATCCGCATAAGCCGCCCGAATCTTTAGTTGTTGTACGACGTGAAGGAATAGGTCGAGGTCTCGCCCGAAGCCAACACTGCCGTGCCTTTAAATTCGGCTTCGTTGAAGTCGTCGCCGAACCAGTCGATACTGCCGTCCGCCGCCAGTACGGCATGGGGGATGTGCAGAATGCCGGTCTCGCCGGTAACGCGGTTGCGGCCGTCGACGTAGATTTCCAAATCCAAGCGGGACAAGGTAGCTGCGGACACTTTATAGCCGCCGGAATCGCGGGTTTTGTAGTCGACGGTGATGTTTTCGCCGTCGTTGACGGTATCTGCGACCGGCAGGATGGTAATCATGCCCAAGGTGGCATTGATGTCCAAATGCTTGGCATCAACATTGGCGTTTGACTTGTTTTTGACTTTGACGGTAGCCGGGTCGATGTTGCCGTTTGCCAGTTTGTACGCCATGCCTTTTTTGCCGATGGCCACGGTCTCGCCGGTAACGGTCTCCGCCGTAGCCGCGATGACGGCGGCTTCGCCCATCAGGGCAAGCGCGAGGTTGTCTTTGTCGAAGGTGTCGAGTTTCAGGCCGATTTCGGTGGGCTTGACGGTTTTCAGGCTGTCGAGTGCGCTGCCGTAAGTGCCTTTTTGCTTGGATACGCGCTCTTTGGTTTCCACGCTGGTCTGCGTGGTCAGGGCGGTGGTATTGCCGATTTCGATAAAGCCCGAGCCTTTCTGATTGAGGTTGCGTACCTTGACGTCGCCCTCAAAGATTAAGCCGTGGTCGTTTTGTTTTGCCATGTGGCAGCTCCTTTAGTTTGCCGCCTGCACGGTGTCGCAGGCGAATGAAATGGGATAAAAAGCAAAGCCGTCGTTGTATTCGATGGATGGCGAGGCGATGCGGCGGAAGGGGGTAACGGCATATTCGTCGCCCGCGTCCCAGCCTGAAAACGCCCGTTGGATTGCCGTCAGGGTCTCGCCGACCTCGTACAGCGTGGATTTGCCGTTGGCGGTATAGCTGCGCGCGAGGACGAAGGTAAAGTGCAGTGTCGACTTCAGGTATTTGCCGTTTTTCGCCTCGTCGGCAAAGGTCGAACCGCCGTAAACGACATAGACCGCGCCGTCCAGCGGGGCGGCTTTGCGCTTCGCCGTGCCTTGGGCGAGCAGCTCGGCAAGTTCGCCGATTTCCTTGACCGCCTTGATACCTTTGACGGTTTTCAGACGACCTAGGATTTCGGGATAGACCGCCAATAAGTTTTCATGCTGTTTTAAAGCCATTAATCAAACTGACCGTTAAGCCAGTCCTCCATCAGTTCGCCGATGTGTTGATAATCCTGCACCGACAAACCTAAGTACGGACGCGCCGGCATGGTTTTCGTGCCTTCCTGCACATAAACCGAGTAGCCCATGATTGAGCCGGTAATCACGCTTTTTGCCGATGCCTCGTGCGTAATACTTGCCAAGAGGTTGCCGTGGTCCACCAAAATCCCGCCGCGTCCGTTTTTGGCTTGTGCCGTTGCGGGGGATACGTCCGCCCAGCGTTTACCGTCAGGCGCGGTTTTGGTTTCGGCGATACGGCGGCGGGTCGAAGATTCGAGGATGCCGCCGATGGCGCGCAAAGGTTCTTCAAGGCTGCCCGTCAATTTGCCCGACAGGCGGCTCAGGCTTTGGGCGATGCGCGATAAGTCGTGCGATACCGTAATCCGCATCGCTTACTCCTTCAGCCATTCCCGCAAATCGGTTTCGGCATTGACATAAACGGCACACGTTGACGGCCTGCGGTCATCCGATACGCGGCTCTCGTCCAACATATTCGGATTTTTGACGACCATCTTGAGCCAAGCGATTGCCGACTGATAACGCTCCTCGACAATGCCTGTTACCGCGTCGTCGTAGAGGTAGTAGCGGGCGATGTCGCAGACTTTGATTTTCAAAACCTGCGGCGCGGTGTCGTCGGTAAAAAACAGTTTCGCCGCCCGAAGGTAGCTTGCCGCCTCTTCTTCTGCATCGGCGATTGCCGCGTTTAATACATCTTCGTTGATGTATTCGTAGTTTTCATGGTTCGACCGCTCCGCCATCTCCCGCTCGCCGAAGCGGGTAATCATGTCTTGGATGGTAATCATGCCGTCCTCCGTTTTCAGACGACCTTTAAACTTGCCCTAAAGGTCGTCTGAAATCCGTTTAAGACATGGTCAGCGTTGCCAACAACTCGGGACGCAGCGCAATCGGCAGCGGGTTGGACTGCACATGCAGGCTCCAGCCTTTGTCGTGCTGCAATTTCTCGCGGCTGGCGTAATACGGCAGGGCGCGGGTGTTGACGGTGGCGGTCATGTCGGCTGGGGCGAAATACTCTTTGTAGAGATTACGGCCAACCGGCAACAGAATCGCCTTGTCCGCCGCAATGTCGGCGTCGCTGCCGAAATGGTTGGCATACTCGATAAAGCGGATGCCCTTGTGGACAAACTCGGACGGATTGAGCGTATCGCCTTCGCGGTAGGCGCGTGCCTCGTCGTAGCGTTTGTACACTTCGAAGATGGATTTATGCTCTTTGAGCGCGTTCAGGAAATCGATGCCGCAATACACCACCCAGCCGCGCACCTGCGCACCGGCGAATTTTTGGCGTTGCTCGGACAAGAGCTTGTCCAATACCGAGCCGACTTCGGTCGTGTCTTTGGACAATTCGATATTTTGCGTTTTGCGTGTAACGCCGAAATCGGTGCTGATGTCCAAAATCACGCTGCCGTCCGCATCCAAAATCTTGCCTTGCAACGCGCCGAGCATCAGATGCTCGCGGGTGTATTCAAGGTCGGATTTGCCGCCGGCCAGCTTTTCGTTGACCTTGTCCATGACCGTTGCGGCTTGGGTCGTACCGAAAGCGCGCAGGTTTTGCACGTCGTCGGCGCGGATGACGTCATGAATCGGCAGGTGCGGAATTTTGACGGTGCGGACGGTGCGTTTCGGGCTGTCCACCGCCTGACCGGATGTGCCGCGCTCTTTGCTGGCAACCAAGCTGACTTTGCCGTCTTGGAACTCAATGTCGGCATAAGTGGTGGTCAGATATTCGGGTTCGAAAATACCCAGCTCGCGGATTTGGCTTGCGCCCGGGTCGATTTTGTTGACGGCGGTGGTCAAAGCCTGCACGCCAAACTTGCTGTTATCGGATAAAGGCATGATGTGTCCTTGTTAAATCGGGTTTAAAGGTCGTCTGAAATCAGGCGGCGGGTGTGCCTTGGTAAACGATGCCGTATGCGTCGCCTTCTTTTTTCAGTGCGTCCAAGGTTTTGCCGGTAGTTGCTGCTTTGACGTCTGCATCGGCGACTTTTGACAGGTCGATGATGCAGTTGAGCGGTTGGACGATGACTTTGCCGTCGGCTTCATCGGTCAGCGCAAGCAGCTTTTTGCCGCGCAGCGGGTACTCGACAAACTTGCCTGCCTTCGTGCCGACATCGGCGGCAACGGCAACGCGGGTCTGCGGCGTCGCTTCGTATTTCAAAAAGTCGGAAATGACAGGGCCTAAGATTTCGGTTTTGACTTTAGACATAAGAGCCTCCCAATGAGCCTTTGCGGCTGGCAATAGAGAATTTACCTTCTGCGGCAGTTTCTTCAGGCTTGCCACTGCCTGCGCCTTCGCTAAACAGCGCGGGCGGCACGACAGACGGTGCTGCTTTCGGCGTCAAATCGGCAATCATGGCTTCAGCCGCCGCAATATCGGCAGACAAAAGCACGGTCATGGTTGCGTCGGACAAGCCTTCAAACTTGCCGTCTTCGACTTCTTTGAAACCTGCGGCGGACAATTTCGCCTTGACTTGATTTTTCTTGGCGGTCACCTCGGCTTCTTTCAGCTTTTTCTCGGCTTCGGCTTTTTCAGCCTTGAGCGTATCGACTTCTGCCTTCAGGTCGTCAAACGCTTGCTTTTCTTCGGGTGTCATGGATAACTCCAAAGGTTGTTTAAAAATATCCGGCAAGGGGCTGCCGTCCGACAACACCACCGCCTCCGTCTCACTGTCCACGCCGACGGCGGTAAACGACACCTCGCGGATGGTGCAGCGGCGCAAAATCACCGCAGGACCCGTTACCTCGTTGCCGTTGACGGACAATACCGCGCCCGCCGCCAGCTCCTCGTAGGATTCCGCCTGCGCGAAAACCGACATTTCCCAAGGAAAACCTTGGTCGGCGGCTTCGGCAATCTGCGTGCCAAACTCGTTGGACAACAGACTGCCCTCGGCAATCAGACCGTCCGCCGTTACCGACAGGCTGCACACGCCCGCCATTTTCAGCGGCGAATGCTCCAGCAGGACGGGGACGGACGCTTTGTGCGACAGCTCCGCCAAATCGACGACGGTCTGATAACCGCCGTAGCCGAACGGCTTGCCCGAATTGGCGACGCCTTTAAAGGTGCGCACATCATCCGCACGGGTCGCCAAGGCAACCGGCAGCGCGGCGGACAATTTGATATTGAGGGGTGATGTTTTCGTATTCATAGCC